AATTGAGGTAATCCAGACCACAGTTGCGCTCCAAATGCCTTTTGGTTTGCGATCTCGTCTCTGAAGACATGATCAACGATTTTCACGGTGTCTTCCATGACTTTTTTGGTGATAGCAGCTTTCTCTGTTGAACTTAACAGTCTATTTCTTAACATCATATTAATAGCCGCTAAGATCTGACCATGAAGGGCGGCGACATTAGAGCCAAGATCAAGAGCTTTCTCCTTTGTTGGATTCAATGGATTATAACCGAGCTTTTTGAAAAGTTTGATTATCCCATGAATGTTATCAGGATCACTTTCGTTAAGCCTAGTGATCGCTTCAGCATGACCCCAGAACCTAGCGTTTACTTCCCATTGACTTTTTGTCTTTGGGTCATTGGCTCGCAAGCACCTTGTGATTGATGCTAGTGTATTAACTACTCTACAATCAATAGTATCATGAGGCGAGGCGCAAATTCTATGCTGACCATCAGTGATTTGAGGGTAGTATTTACCTTTGTATTTATGCAGGTAGATGTTAGGCAAATCGCAATCATCATCATCCCAATTCTCTTGGATGTTTCTAATTTGATTTTTGTTTAACGCTCTTTGGAAGGCTTCATCGACTCCGATGTTTTCCTTTTTAATTCGCGCTATCTTGTAGATGCCTACCTCTTGAAGCTCTGGGGCTTCAGACAAAGGCTTTGCTTCAAGCTGGTATTTTGTTACTGGCTTGTGGGAGTTCTTATAGAACTTTGTTTTATTTTTCTTAGTCATAACGTTGTTACTTTTAGGTTATTGTTAAATGCCCCCGAATCAGTGGTTCATCAGCGACATCCACAGTATAACTAGATTTGATTCCTGTGCAACACTTTTCTTCTATTTTTTTGATTTTTTTTTATTTTAAAATGCAGCTCAGCATATTTTGCGACAAATAGCGTAGGTCAGGATATTTTAGGCCAAATAGCGCAATAAAAGGCTTGACTTGCCGCGATTTATCAGGTCATAAAAAAACCCCGTAACTCACTGCTAATCAATGAGTTACAGGGCAGGGGCGGCGCGTGGCCCGTAACTCGCTGATACACAACGAGTTACGAGGGTTTTAGTCCTGCCAGTCTTGGGCTGCGTCCTCTGCCCCTTGCACCATGTAAGTGCCATACTGCTCCAAGCCTTCGGCATAGGCCACCCTCCAAAGCCTATGAGGGATTTCTCCGTTTGAGAAAATTTCTGGGATTACCCACCCACGGTAAGAGCTTGGGCAAGTCATGCTCTCCTGTCCTCGGAGTCCTGCCTGATAAGCGAATTCATACAACTGGTCTGGTGTTAGTGTAGCCATGAGGGAATAGTAGTCGCACAATTAGTTTTTAGCAATAACTATTTTGATTTATTTTTTTATTTATTTCCTAACAAAAGGCTTGACATAAGAAGTTTGCACAGTAGGGAGAAAAGCCTCGTAAGTCACTACTAATCAGTTAGTTACAGAGCGGGGGCGGGGCGCGGCCCGTAACTCGTTGATACTCAGTGACTTAGAGCGTTTTTTGAAGTCTTCTGGCAATGGGTCGCGAGTGCTGGCCTCTGCGAGTATCGCCAAGCGCTGCATGGCGCGGTCATACTCTTCGCGATCTGCAGTTGTCAAGTTTATTTTTTGATTTGGCATCTTTTTTTTACATAGAAGAACCCGCCCCCCACCACAGGGGACGGGCTATACACACAACACACAATTACAAAAAGAATCTGAACATGGCTACCCAACGGCTTCTGACATTTGAGATCCCAGCGACTTGGAGGGTGCGAAACTTGCGCTCCCCTCCGTCATCGAGGTCACGGGTAGCAGCTACAAGGTAACGCTTATTCATAGCGGAGAACGCATCTGTCTCTATGCTTTCCACTAGGAAGTTTCTGATTCCACTCACCTTGACGGTGGAGGCTCCAGAGTTTACATAAGTCACAATGCTATTCGTGAGAAGCTGCTCCAACTCAGAAGGGGGCATCTTGTAGAAGTTGCGAAGCTTCTGCTTGTCAGACAGGTTATCCCAGAAGATAACGAAAGCGGAGATCAGAGCAATGATGCCGATAATGGCAAAGGCTACTGGTGTGAGGTTAGAAGAGAGGATTTGCTGGATGGTGTCTAGTGTTGTTTGCATAACGGAATTTTAGTTGAATAGGTGGTTGAGGTCAATGCTATTTTTGATTTCTTTTTCGAGATCTTCGGAGTGGTCGATCATCTCCAAGTTGCCAGCGATGACAAGCGTGAAGATGACCCCTGCGATGGTGAGGATTGTGTTCATATTACTTAGAGGCTTTTAGGATTTGTTTTTTCTTTTCAGCAATTAACTTTTTTGCATCGAGGGTGCAAAGACCGTAGGACTTGATTTTGATCAGACCTTCTTCCATGCCTTTTAGTTCTGCTTTATACATTCTTACTGTCCAGTTGTTGGTGTCGCTCATGTGGGAATTTTAGTTGAATTGTGGGTTGGGTGCAAGCACTAATCGCATCTTTTTTAATTTATTTTTCGACGACTGGTGGCACCGTCTCCGAATGATTTACTAAGACCTTGGGCTGGAAACGACGCATACCTTGGCGATCAATACATCTGAAGCGGAGAGTCTTGAAAACTTGCTTGTTACCAGTCTTGCTATCGTGACTCTTGTCAACGACCTTGCACACTGCGAACCCGTCACCAATGCGGTCAATGCTTTTGAGGATGTACATGCGAGCATTTCCATTATTGGAAGTGTAGTAAACAAACTGTTTCCCGATCAGGCTAGTGATGTTGTCTTGGTCTATCATGGGGATATTTTACTCTAATCGGCAGATTATTAAAAGCTTTTTCTGCATATATTTAATCTTTTTTTTTATTTAAAAAGTCTTGACATAGGCGAGCTATAGAGTAGGGAGAAAACCCTCGTAAGTCGTTGATACTCAATGAGTTACGGGTCGGGGCGGGGCGCTGCCCTGTAACTGCCTATCGCTCAGTGAGTTAGAGCGTTTTATTCGTGTCAAGTAAAAAGTGGCATATTTCTGCGAGGGCTATGCCAGACCCACGATCACTTCTTATTTAACGTCTTACGGATCGCTTAACCGTGTTTATACTCACTTGACGGAGCTTAGTCGCACCCATACTGAGCGAAACTTCCGAAAGCAAACTCCATGTCTGCGTCTATCTTATCGCGAGGGATAATCATTTTCTTGCCATAGTCTGGGTTAGGGACTTTCTTACCATCAACCCTCATCTCTCTCCAAGGGTTTAGCTTAAAGTAGTTCTCACCGTCAAACTCTAACTGCATAGAGCCAGTGGCCCAATCATGGATTCTCTTTTCTTTTGCTTGTTGTGTTTCTTTAGTCATCTTGTTTTTGTTTACTTCCCGTAGATCCAGCGAAGTTCATCGCTCCACTCCTTGACCATCTCAGCCTCGACCCCTTGTGGATTCTTGCAAGCTGCACCGATCCACTTTCTGATCATGCGCTGGAGCTTCCGCATCCTAAGCCATTCACCCAAGTGAATGCCGATGGCGAAAGGGTAAGTGAGAATGAGAATGGCTTTGCCTTTGGTATCTTGGTCTTTGAAGTTATGTAGGTTCATAGTGTTAGTGTTTGGTGGTGGTGGGATTAGAATCCCCATACTTGATCTCTCTCTTGCTTGTGCTTATCAAGAGCCTTTTGGATTCTGTCTGATACTTCGGGGCTATCCAAATTGAGAAGACCAGTGATGAAGCAAAGCTCATCCCGCATCGCGTTTGCTGCGTTGCGCTCATTGTTGAATCTGTCAAAGTCAGTGGTGGTATCTGTGTCAGTCATGGGAGTATTCTAGTATAGAGTTGGGGCTAGTGTAAAGATTTATTTTGTGTTTTTAAAGACTGCTTTGCCAGCCTCTGCACTAGCTTTCCAGTCGATAGGGTTGGCTTCGCGCTGTTCTTGGCACTTCATTGTGTTATTCCAAAGTGACTCGCGAGCATCTAAAACTCTTTCGTGGTGAGTGCGGCCTGTGTTGTTTGCTTTCATGTGAGTAGTATACATTAAAAATTGATTTTAAAAAAGCTTTTTCTGCTATTATTTTAATTTATTTACTTATCCAACCGAACTTAAAAAAGTCAAAGTGATCATTGTCATCCCCATACTTAAGATATTCCTTGACGATCTCTGAACCATACTTGTCTTCGATGTCTTTATACATACTGCCAGCAAAAACCTCATCCATGATCTGAAAGAATAGACTCTTGTTCATACCTCCACCATCTTCGTTGGCGTAGTTAAAAGGCATTGCCTCTTCGCTAAAGGGTGATGGAGTTGGCTGCATTTCTTTTTGTTGCTTCATGGGTAGATTTTAACACAGTATCGACTAAACTAAAAGCTTTTTTTACTATTATTTTTTAAATATATTTTAATTTAATACTTGACAAGCCACCCCCAGAGACCCCACCCCATTTCTGAAAAATTTAGTTAGCGTTTGCGTAGCAAAATCGCGGGGGGAGTCCGACTTCAATTTCTCAATGGCCAAACCCCCACCCATTATTGGACCAGTCGCTGACGTTTTTATTATTGATATTAGCTGTTTAAAAAAAAATACACCCCCCTATAATTATAACGGGGTACAAAATTAGTGTAATAACAAACAATGAGTCTACCATACAGTGAATTTCCAGTTTACATAGGTCAAGTCGGGGCTGGGGCGAGTGCGCCGAATGAAGTCAACGACTATGTACCAGCTACGCAATTGAACGTGAGCTATAGCACTTCTGCTAGTGCTAGGCGTAAATTGGGTAAGAGTGTTGATTCTTCTGATCAGTTTACATTTAATAACGCATTATCTGCAGATATCTCGGTTAGTTGTTTATTGCAATCGGGGATGCTTTCGGGGCTGGATTTTTTATTAGATGCTAACCAAGACAATTTTGTGAATATGAAGTTGGGTAGTGGCATATACAACCAGTGTTATGTTAAAGATGTGTCGTTGAGCATAAGTCCATTTGAGCCAGTGATTTTGAGTGCTAGTTTTGTTTCATTAGATCCTGCTGTGGGAGGGGGTATAACTGGTGACAGTAATCCGTATAGTGGTCAGGAGCCACCATTAGATAGTGATGGTATTGTTTATGGTCATACGTGTTCTATTGGTGATACCGACGATTTGTTGGGACAAGTTCAATCTCAAATAAATTTCAAGAGATCATACAACCGCACCCCAATTTACGGTTTAGGTTCTGTGAATGCGTCTTCTATGTTGCTGGACGGGGTTGAAGAGGAGATGTCGGTATCATCTACAGGATTGAAGAGCTTAATAAATTTTAGTGGTGAAAAATTGGCTAGTCAATTAAATGTTGATTTAAAAATACAGGGAGGTGTTGGTATAGGGACTTCTACCCCTATTGCTGATTTGATTAAGTTCCCCGTTGGGGCGAGAGTTTTGACTGAATCATATTCCGCTCAAGGTGGAGCGGCAATTCAAACAACTGCGACAATTAAACAGATAAAACTGTAAATTCAGTGTAATGTATATTACATATGGGAGTTAAGAAACTGTCTAATATTCAGTTGGAACCTCACAGCTTTTTTTCAATAAAGTTTAAAGAGAGGAAATTTAAATTTACCGCAAATCAACGCAAATTTCTAGATAAACTACTAGATCCAGAGGTAAAAATCATGTTTGTTTCTGGTCCTGCTGGGTCCAGTAAGACTTATATGTCTTTATATGGTTGCCTTAGATTAATGTCGGAAGATTCAGATAAAGATCTTCTTTATGTTCGTAGTATTGTAGAAAGCGCTGATAAAGGTCTAGGTAGTCTTCCTGGAGATATGTCTGAGAAATTCAATCTTTTTACGCTACCTCTTTATGATAAACTTGAAGAAATCATACATGAAGGCGATACAGCCTATCTTAAACAGAAAGAGCGCGTAAATGCTATACCTATAAACTTTTTAAGGGGAGCGAACTGGGAAGACAAGCTTATTGTCGCTGACGAAGCGCAGAACTTTACATTTAAGGAGTTGACTACTCTGATTACTCGTATTGGTGAAAATACTAAGTTAATTATATGTGGGGACTTTATGCAAAGCGATATTGATGGTAAGACAGGTTTTAAAAATATGGTTGATATTTTTTCTGATGATGATTCTAGAGCTAATGGAATTGATACTTTTCAATTCACTAATAAAGACATTGTTAGAAGTAAAATTTTAAAATTTATCATTTCCAAGTTAGAAAATTGGAAGAAAGTGTAATAATAATATATAAACAGGAAAATGCGTCAACGCGGAAGCGGCGAACAGCTTATAAACAAAAGGATGCATCAAAACTTGTTTTTTTTGAAAATTAATTCATAAACAGTAAAATATATAGTATGGCTCACATATTTTGTCAAAGTTGCGGAACTAAAATTTCTTACGCTAATGCAAAGCCCAACTTCTGCACGAAGTGCGGCCAGCCTTTGAATTCTAAAGCTTCTACTGTTTTGACAAACACTTCTGTCGCAGAAACAACAAAATCTTCAGTGATCTCGTCTGACGAGACGGATGCTGAGTTTGTTCCTGAGATTACTGATTTTCAAGTAGATTTGGAAGTATCTAATATTTCTAGTAGAACACTAGGGTCATTAATTGGTGAGCCAACTCCTAACCCTACGAGTAGGAGGCGTGAACCTAAATCTGTTAATGACTTTATTGATGAAAAGAAAAAAGGGAAGTAATTATACATATGAAGACTTCTCTGAAGTAATTGATCTAGCGATAAAGAAACAGCAATATAAATGGCGGCTAAATGCTGTCAGGTGGTTTGACTTCGAAGATGTAGAGCAAATCATAAAAGTCCACATTGCTAAGAAGTGGGACATGTGGGATCAAGAGCGGCCTCTTGAACCGTGGATAGGGAGGATAATATCAAATCAGATAAGAAACCTAGTAAGGAATCACTACGGGAATTATGTTAACCCTTGTCAAAATCATCAAGAACAATCTCACGACTCATCAAACTGTCCTATTTGTCGAAAGTGGGAAAAATCTAAAAAAGCAGGACTAGAATTAAAAATCCCGCTTTCTACTGAAGACTTTGTAAAAGAAGTCACCAATAAACAATATTTAGACTTCGACTTCTCATCATCGCTTGAAAAGCTAAATTTCGAAATGGAAGCCCGTTTGAAGGATAATCATTACATAGCTTATCGGATGTTGTATTTTGAAAGTAGTAGCGAGGAAGATGTTGCTAAATTTATGGGATATAAGATCTCCCCGCAAAAGAGAAAGCTTGGTTATAGGCAAGTGAAGAATCTTAAGAAGAAATTCCTACAAGTAGCTATAGAGATACTAAAGGAGCAAGATATTATAGGTGATGGAGCTGAATAAAGATCAAAAAGAGTTTTTAAGGGTTAATTCTCATGATATGCCAGATCTTATTGATTTGACCAAAAAATGTTTTGGTGATGAATCTTTAGACGGCAGATCTAAGGAAGGCCGTGCTGTTCGTAAGTTTTTAGTAGAGAACTCTATAAAGTTCAAAACAACTAGTAGAATACCTGCTGAAGTTATAAATTTAACAAAAGAGCAGGGAGAATTCATTCTGCAGCAAGCGGAAGAGGGATTATCTTCATTGGAGATAGCTAAGATAGTTTTCCCGTCTAGGAATGTGAAACCTCTAAGTTCTGAGCAACGTGTGGTTCTGGAAAAAATTAGAGAGGTTAACCCAGATATTTTACCATCTCAAGATTCTGGAGCTTTGAATTCGTATATTTCTCCAAAATCGCCTTCGAGAATCATAAAAAAAATAAATGATGCTACAGGGCTAGTATTAAACGAGCAAAAACTCAATAGGCAGAAACAAATTTGTATAGATAGGTTAAAGATAAACCTTTCCAACTCTAGATTTCTAAAAATTATCAACAATTTTCTGAATGAAGAGGATAGAGTGTTGTTCGAACATGAATTCGTTAGACTAACATGGGATAAGCCCGACTTAACCGCTGACGAATTAAATCTTTATCTAAACGTCTGCAAAGAAGTTATAAATTTAGAAGTTATTAGCGCTCATCTTAATAAATTGAACAGCATGTTCGATGAGGCAGACGAGCAGCAAGAAATGTCTATCCGCTTAGCGGAGATCATCAAGACAAAGAGTAGCGAGTATCATCAATGCGAAACCCGCATCGAGAACCTTACAAAGAAGCTTCAAGGCGACAGGGGAGAGCGCATGAAGAAAATGCATAAGGAAAACGCATCTTTTCTCGCTATTGTGCAATTATTCCAAGAGCAGGAAGAAAGAGAGACGATGGTCCGAATAGCTGAGATGCAAAAAGAATCAATCAAAAAAGAAGCTGAAAGGCTTGAAGGAATGGCGGAATGGAAAGCTAGAGTTTTAGGGATAAGTCAAGAAGATGCAATTTAAATGTCAGGAATGCGGCAAGGAGTTCAAAAGCCGAAGAAGTTTACATACTCATGTAAAAGCTCATGATCTATTTGTGGGTGACTATTATGTAAAATATTACCCACGTTTTGATAAGTTAACTAATCAACCGATAGAGTATAAAAATTA